TGAAAGGAATACATTATGGAATTATCCGATACTACGTTGAACGTTCTGAAGAACTATTCAACAATCAACCCAAACATTGTTATCACTGAGGGTAACACTGTAAAGACCATCTCTGTTGCAAGGAATGTGTTATCTAAGGCAGAACTCACCGAAGAGTTTCCCGCCTCATTTGGCATCTATGACTTATCAGAGTTTTTGAATGTACTGTCATTGGTTGACTCACCACGACTCAAGTTCGAGAAGGACTATGTGACTGTAGGTGATTCTACTGGACGTTCGTCTGTGAAGTACTTCTTCTCTGACCCAGAGATGTTGACATCGCCTGGTAAAGACATCAATATGCCCGAAGCGGAAGTTAAATTTTCTCTAGATACTGATACTCTAGGTAAAGTAAAACGTGCCGCTGCTGCACTTGGACACGATGAGATTTCTATCTCACCGACTACTGGTGCGATTCGTCTATCTGTCATTGATAGTAAGGACGCTACGAGTAATGCATTCTCTATTGATGTAGAGGGTACATACCCCGAAGGAGTTGATTTCAACTTCATCATGAATGTTAGCAACCTAAAGGTTGTCAACGAAGACTTTGAAGTGGGTATTAGTTCTAAACTAATTTCTCAGTTCACTAGTAAACAATCCGCAATAGAATACTTTATTGCACTTGAAAAATCATCTACTTACGGAGCATAATCAAGATGGCTAAAGCAAAAGAGCAAGTACAAGACCACACTGCAATTTACGAACTGGGTAATCGTGTCGCACGATCAACTGTTGCGGTAGTAGATACCGTAGTACAACGTGGTGGTTTCAAAGGAGAAGAATTGTCAACTATTGGTCAACTACGTGACCAAGCGGTTCAGATCATCCAACTCTGTGAAGAGTATCAGTCTGCACAAGGTGTTGAAGACTAAACGGTACTAATCAGTATCGTGGGGGTGGGTGAGTCCTCCTTTCCTCCCCATCCCCGAACTTTTTCTTGACTTTTTGTTTCATATAATGTACAATGTACAACATAAGAAACATTTTATTACTTTTATTATGGAGACACAATGTCTAAAGAATTTCTATGGGTTGAGAAGTATCGTCCCCGACTAATCGGTACTACTGTTCTACCCCAAGACCTGAAAGATACATTCCAAAAGATTGTAGACTCAGGCGAAGTCCCCAACATGATGTTCACTGGTACTGCTGGTACTGGTAAAACTACAATCGCACGTGCGATCTGTGACGAACTTGGTCTTGATTATATCATCATCAATGGTTCGGAAGAAGGGAACATCGATACCCTACGTGGTAAGATCAAACAGTTCGCTTCATCGGTTTCTCTTTCTGGTGGTTACAAGGTTGTAATCCTAGATGAGGCAGACTACCTAAACGCACAATCCACCCAACCCGCACTTCGTGGTTTCATCGAAGAGTTCAGTCAGAACTGTCGATTCATCCTGACCTGTAACTTCAAGAACAAGGTCATCGAACCTCTACACTCCCGATGTGGTGTGTACGAGTTCAACACATCCAAGAAGTCTATGGCACAACTATGTGGTGAGTTTATGACTCGACTACAAATCATCCTAGATGGTGAGGGTGTCAAGTATAATAACGATGTGATTGCGGGGTTGATTGGTAAACACGCACCAGACTGGAGACGTGTACTCAACGAGGCACAACGTCACTCTATCTCTGGTAAGTTGGAAACCACAGTACTCATTAATGATAGTAATGGTAACTATAGTGGTCTTTTCCAATCACTAAAGAACAAAGACTTCAAGAAGATGCGTAGTTGGGTTGTCAACAATATGGACACCGAACCTGCCGCAATCTTCCGTGGTATCTATGACTCTATGGAAGGAAAGGTACAACCCCAATCCATTCCTCAACTGGTTCTAATCCTTGCGGACTACCAGTACAAGAATGCATTTGTTGCAGATCACGAATTGAATCTGGTCGCCTGTTTGACGGAGTGTATGGCAAATGTGGAATTCATCTAATATCAGTGTGTCCCCCAAAGCGGGACAACGACAAATCGCAGATGTGATTGAAGCGAACCTCGCAGACTACTATGTTGAACAGGGTGGTAAACTACCTGACTCTGTTCGGACTATCGAGGATGTGTCGCTGGGTGACACACTTATTGATATTAAAACAAGAGATGTCAATCGTAAGTTCTCTATGCCGAATCTCATTTCGGTTGCGAGACTACGTAAAAATAAAGACACCAAGATCGTCTATCACTTTGTTGATTATGAGGTAAGTGATAATGAGGTTGTTGTTCTGAATCAAACCATTGTCCCAATATGGGAGATTGATTGGTCTGTGCTGAAGATACAGAATCTCGGAAAGGGACAGTTACAACTCTGTGGTGTAAAGGACTATAATAAACTCCCTAAATACGAGGGGACACAAGAAGAATGGTTTGTCCGTTTGGAATTGGAGATGGTTAATTTCTACAAAAAACAGATAACCAAGTTTGAGTCCTTACTTGAGGATTTAGAAGTATGAGCAAAGATAATTTAGACAGATTCGACCTTGAACAAAACATCATGAACTCTTGGTTGATAACCCATGACATAGACTTGTTATTGGAACAAATTCATGATGACACTAGGTTTGTGGGATTGAGTAACAAGGATGCCGACCTATTATCCGCAAAGTTGATGGGTATTAGAGAACTGGGTGATATGCGGTTCGAGAAGTTATGGTCGGTGTTCGAAACTCTGGTAGAGGAACGTCAAATCGTATGAGTAAAAAGAATCCAAAAATACCCATGAAGGGTGGTGCAGAGTATGATGCATTCACCGATTGGAAAAAATACTATTGTTATCTTTCACGAAGTGGGGTTGCCAAAAGTATTAAAAGAGGGTATAATAAGAGATTCAGAAAGGATGGTAAGAACCAGAGTACGGAAACAGAATGAAAAAGTGGTGGAGAATCTGGGCCAAGAGTCTGGGTGAGAAAGTTGGAGAGACTGACAAACAAGCAAACACTGTTGCAGTCATTCGTACAGTGTGGTGGTTAACACACATGGCAACGTGTTGGTTTATTATATTGAATGCAACCGCTAACCACGGTTGGAACCTAATAGGATTATAGTATGGATTATCAAACAGATGTAGAAAATTTTATGTTGGCGGGAGAACAAGACTTCCCTGACTTTATGGGACTGGAGAGTGGACAGGCAAACCTGTACATGAATCTAATCACCGAAGAGTACAATGAGACTCTAGAGGCATTCCGAGACCGAGACCTCGTAGAAGTTGCGGACGGACTCGCAGATATGGTATGGGTCATCATGGGTATGGCATCCACCTTGGACATCCCTTTCGATGATGTCTGGAATGAAGTTAAGGCATCCAATATGTCTAAGTTCGTTGATGGTAAAGTGATCAAGAATGCAGATGGTAAGATTATGAAACCTGATACGTTCTTTGAACCAGACCTCGCAAAAGTATTGTCCTAATGGATAAGTGGGATACCGCCCATCTAGAGGTCGCAACGATCTATGCAAATCTATCGTCTGCACGTAGGATGAAGGTTGGTGCGGTTATTGTAAAGGATAATCGTATCATCTCCATTGGGTACAATGGTATGCCTAGTGGATGGGACAATAACTGCGAAGACGAAGTGGTATCTGGTAATACTGGATACGGTAGAAAACTAAAAACTAAAAAGGAAGTACTTCATGCGGAATCGAATGCAATTACAAAGGTTGCAAGGTCAAATGAATCGGCGGAGGGTGCAACACTCTATACAACGTGTGCCCCCTGTATCGATTGCGCCAAACTCATCCACCAATCAGGAATCGAAAGAGTTGTCTACGGACATAGATATAAGTCCGAAGAAGGATTGACCTTTCTTGAGAAGTGTGGTATAGTACTCGAAACAACCGAAGATTCTGACCCCTTTGACCTACCTTGGAAACGGAGTGTATTTCCCTGATGAACCCTTTTGATTATGTAAATGCGATTAACTATTCTAAGAAAGATATTATGGTAACTCGTGATGACGAGAAAGCATATGCACCTTTTATGGTAAACCGATCATTATCATACTTTCCCGACACGGTAGTTATTGTTAATGAGATGAACAAATTTCACCACCTAGACTCACGTCTACAATTCTCGTTTCTTATAAATATCATTAGGAAACGGAAACGTTTCTCTAAATGGGTAAAACCTGAATTAGAACATGACCTTGAGTCGGTGAAAGAATATTATGGATATAGTAATGAAAAGGCACGTCAAATACTATCCCTCTTATCACCTTCTCAAATTAAACAAATAAAAGAAAAGGTGAACAAAGGTGGAAGAAAGTAACTTAGTCTCATGGAGTCCCTTGAGTATGCTAGAGATAACTCTGGCAGAACCTGACGATTTCCTCAAAGTGCGTGAAACTCTAACAAGAATTGGAGTCGCATCACGCAAAGAAAACAAACTGTTTCAGTCCTGTCATATCCTCCATAAACAGGGACGATACTATGTCGTTCATTTTAAGGAGTTGTTTATACTTGACGGCAAGAAAGCGAACCTAGAACAATCAGATATAGAAAGACGTAATACCATTGCGACACTTCTTTCTGACTGGGGTCTAGTAGAGATTCAAAATAAGGAAGTCGCAGTAGACTGTGCTCCACTACGACAAATTAAGATTATCGGATTCAAAGAGAAAGATGAGTGGGAGTTATGTCCCAAATATAATATCGGAAATAAGTAGGAATAAATTATGAGTATAGTGATTGGTGGTGAGTATCGAGTGTTCGCTTCAAATAAGAAATCTTTTTTTGAAGAGTGTACATGGGCAAAGGGTAGTTTCGAGAATAACGATTATCGTTCTGTAACGCAAGTAGAAACCTATCGAAATGGTTCATACCTAATTCGACCAGAGAGTGAGGATGAGGTAGAAGACTTGATGAGTTCGGAGTACTTGGAAGATGATGAGATTTTCGAGTTTGAAGCTTTCGAAGATGTTGAGTTCGAAGAGTCCTATGATGGATGCGGTATTGATTATGAGTTCGAAGGGTTTAGTGCCGAAGAGGAAGAAAAGTTCCTTGATGACCTTTACGAGTGGGATAACTTTCCCGATGACTTCTTTCGAGAAAGAGGTTACGATGATGTTGACTATCGCACCTACATAATTGGTTCAGTTGATATAGAATCTGTGGGAAGTTAGAGTGTACAATACATTCAAGGGCAAGTTCACGCCCAAGAACCCCTACAAGTATTCTGGTAATGTCAAACAGATAATATACCGTAGCAGTTGGGAACGGCTGTTTATGGTATACTGTGACAAGAAACCTGAGATATTACAATGGTCAAGTGAAGAGTACAAAATTCCCTATGTCTTTGAGGGTAAGAATCGCACCTACTATCCCGACTTCTGGGTTGAGATACTCGACCACAATGGTGAGATGCAAAGAAAGATCATTGAGATAAAACCTCATTACCAAAAGAAGTGGAAGATAAACAAGGTTAAGTGGAAGGAGGCAAAGAAGTTTGCCGAAGAGAACTACATGGACTTTGAAGTATTCACCGAGAAGGAGTTGTTCTAATGAGAACAGTATATCGTTTCAAAGGTAAATTGTTTCGTAAGTTGGTCAACATTGCAGACCGAGTAGACATCTGGTTTCGCAACACTTTCAACCGCAGTCCCAAACAAAAGGCACTTGAGTTGTCTCAGGATGCTATTTCTATGAAGAAGTTGGATAAGACTATCGGAAAGAAACTGGGTATAATTGAATGAACCTGATTGGATTTGACAAACACATCGAAGAGATTCGTGCGAAGAAACATTGGTGGGGGCCTAAACAGAAGATTGACTGGACTTGGGGTGAGTGTATGCCTGTAATCGATACCCACCCTTTGAACCACTATGACTGGAATAGGGAAAAAAACCGATTAGGTATGAACTCATTCCATCAGAGACCTTCTGCACCTCAGATCGCAAAGGACGTTTTTAAGGAGATGCACGAGTTCTTTGTGCCTCCTGCTCCAAAGAAATTCGACTACTCCAAAGGGCCGCCCCATATCTCAAACATTGCGTTTTGTGGATTTGGTCAGAACTCTGGTTCGTACCCAAGACATAAAGACAGTATGGATGTGTTCCTACTTCAGATGCTCGGTGAGTGTAAAATCACTATCGGGTATAATGCAGAACCAAGGAATGCAGACGAAACTGTTGTTATGAAACCAGGCGATTGCGTGTTTATCCCAAGGGGAACATGGCATAAACTGGAACCCACAGTATCACGAGTCACATTCTCATTTGGTTTTGAGAGTGACCCTGACTGTGACCCATCTACATTTATATAAAAAAACTTGACTTTATAAGTTAAAAATGTTATATATAGTAGTGTCACAATAATGTGACAACCGTAGGAATGCCGATAATCGGGTTCCTATTCATCTTGCTAAATTAATATAGGAGATAAAGCGACATGACAAATCTAAAAGTAGGTAAAAATCTATTCCCACGTTCCGCATTTATTGGTTTCGACCATTTGTTCAATGAACTGGAATACGCAACTAAACACGCCAATGACCATTATCCGCCTCACAACATAGTGAAGTTAACGGAGGATGAGTTCTTAATTGAGGTCGCAGTTGCGGGATTCAAAGAAGATGAACTAAATGTAGAACAGAAAGAACGCTCATTGACCATTAGTGGTTCACATGAGTCTAGAGACCGAGAAGTAATACATCGTGGTATATCCACTAAGGCCTTTAGGAGACAATTCAGACTTTCTGAGTATGTCCTAGTATCTGGTGCTTCACTCAAAGACGGTATCCTTGCAGTTACGTTGAAGTTAGAAATCCCACAAGAGAAGCAGCCTCGTAAAATTAAAATTTCATAAAATTTTTCGAGGAAACATACATGAAAACCGACTCCAAGATGGAGTTCGGGTTGGCAGTTATTAGCATTGCGTTGATGATAACTGCGTTACATCCCTTACTCTAGTAAACTCAGATGGGGGAGGGAAACTTCCCCCATCACTTGAGACTCTATATGAAAGCATACATGATAGCAGACCTAAACAATCCTGTCTCCGTGAAGTATACAGAGATTGCATTGGAATCGTGGTCAAAACAATCTCTTCTTGACATTGAAGTCATTCAGTGTTATACTCCCGATACCATTTCAGAGTTAGAACCCCTCTACAACTTTCAGACCTTACTCCAGAAATTTCAGAAAGGTGTAGAGAGTACTAAGTCAGAACGTGCGTGTGACATAAGTCATTGGCAACTTGTTAAGAAACGTGCAGAGAGTGAAGAACGATTCTTTGTTATGGAACACGATTCATATCTTGAAGATGTCGATGAGTTCAAACGTCAGTTTGATTTCACTATGGAACATGGACTGGATTGGGCGAATCTTGGGTTATATATGTCGTGTTATTCATTCTCTCGTAGGTGTGCGATCTTTATGAACGACTTATTATTGAACCAAGGATTCCCTCTAAATGGAGGAACCTATGGTTGTGCTGAGAGACTGGTAAAGACTTACTTGTCTAATAATGAAACCAACAAACGATACACGTGGATGACCCATCACCCCAACACCGAGTGTGTGTCTGTGGGTAGGACTGCGAAGGAACTGTTCGAGGCTTACAACTTTGCGGGTACTAACTGCGATTTCAAGAGATCATCTAACCAAGTTGTTTCTAAGTCTCAGGGTATCACTCTACAACACAATGTTGTGAAAAAAAGTATTTGGGACAGAAAGGGTTTCAAAGTTATTGCTTGACATTTAGTCTTCCATCCTGTATAATGTGTAACATATGACTACGGAGACCTTATGGATTTTTATACATCAATTGACCGATATGGTTCAACCCTCTTATATCGAGGATACTCGGGCGGACAACGAGTAAAGAAACGCATCTCATTCAAACCCACTATGTACGTGAATGCACGTAATAAGAATAGTGAGTGGAAGACACTGGAAGGTCGATCAGTCGAACCTTTACAGTTTGAGACTATGCGTGAAGCGACAGAGTTCAGTAAAAGATATCAACACGTAGACAACTTCAAAGTCTATGGACAAAACAATTTCATCTCACAATTTATTGCAGAGAAGTTTCCGAGAGACATTAAGTTTGATCGTGAACTGCCTGTAATCACCACCATCGATATTGAGGTTGCCTCCGATGAAGGATTCCCCGAACCAGACAAAGCAGACTATCCAGTTATCTCAATATGTACCAAATCCAGTAAAGAAGACTTCTTTCGTGTGTGGGGTCTGGGTGACTATGACCCACCTGAGAACGCAATCTACAAGAAGTGCGATACTGAACTCCAATTACTAGATCAGTTCCTAGACTACTGGCAGAATCATGGGTCACCTGATATCGTCACTGGTTGGAACACCAAGGGATTCGACATCCCCTATCTTGTTAACAGAACAAGAAAGGTAATCGGAGAAGAGTCTACCAAGAGATACTCGCCATGGGGTGTTGTGTCCGCACGTACTGTACGTGGTAAGATGGGACAGAAAGACGTAGAGACCTATGATATCATGGGTATTGCACAGTTGGACTACTATGACCTGTTTCAGAAGTTTACTTACAATACTCTTGGTCAACAAGAATCATATCGACTAGACCATATCGCCCACGTAGTTCTGGGTGAACGCAAACTGTCTTATGAAGAACATGGTTCTCTTCACACACTGTACAAGGAAGACCACCAGAAGTTTATTGACTATAACATTCGTGATGTTGAACTGGTTGACCTACTGGAAGAGAAACTCGGACTGATTACTCTTGCGATGACTATGGCGTATCGTGGTGGTGTGAACTATGAAGAAGTGTTTGGTACGACTACTATCTGGGATACCATCATCTATCGTATTCTAAACCTCCAGAAGATTGCAGTACCATCCAAGACCGAGAAACCTAAAGGCGACTTTGCGGGTGGTTACGTAAAAGAACCCCAAGTCGGTTCCCATGACTGGGTAACATCCTTTGACTTGAACTCCCTGTATCCTATGATTATTGTTCAGTACAATATGTCACCTGAGACAGTAGTCGATGGTCTGGTAGATACTGATGTGGAACGGATGCTTGCGGGTGTGACCAATACCGCTGGTAATTACTCGGTTGCACCATCTGGTGTTCGATTTACCAAAGAGAAAGAGGGTATCATTCCAGAGGTTATTCGTAAGTACTATGCGGAACGTAAGATGATAAAACGTGAGATGTTGGATGCACAACAAGAGTTTGAACAGACTCCGACCAAGGCACTGTCCAACAAGATTGCGACCCTAGACAACCAACAGATGTCGATCAAGATTCTTATGAACAGTCTCTATGGTGCATTGGGTAATCGATGGTTCCGATACTTCGATCAACGAGTGGCAGAGTCTATCACTCTGGCGGGTCAGTTGTCTATCAAGTGGGCAGAACGTGCGGTTAACCAAGAGATGAACAAACTTCTCAATACTGACGAGGACTATGTGATTGCGATTGATACTGACTCGGTCTATATGCGTATGGGTAAGTTGGTTGATCAGTTCAAACCCAAAGACCCTGTTAAGTTCCTTGACAAGATTTGTTCTGAACACTTCGAACCTGTACTGACCAATGCATATAAAGACCTTGCAGACTATACCAATGCATATGTGAATCGTATGGAGATGGGTCGTGAGGTGATTGCAGATCGTGGTATCTGGGTTGCCAAGAAACGTTACATTCTAAACGTACATAACAACGAGGGTGTCCAGTACGCAGAACCCAAACTCAAGATGATGGGTATCGAGGCGGTTAAGTCTAGTACTCCACAGGTTGTGCGTAAGAAGTTCAAAGAAATCTTTGGTGTTATCATCAATGGAACCGAGGATGAGACTCAAGGGTATATTCGTGACTTCCGCAATGAGTTTACCAGTCTGCCCGCAGAGGATGTATCATTCCCTCGTGGGGTGAGTGACATCAAGAAGTGGGGTGACCGCAAGACCATCTACAAGAAGGCGTGTCCTATTCATGTTCGGGGTGCGTTACTGTACAACAAATACACCAAGGGTATGCGACACGAGTCAATCAAGAATGGTGAGAAGATCAAGTTTGTCTATCTCAAGACACCTAATCCTATCAAGGAGAATGTGATCTCATATCCACAGAACTTGCCTCGTGAGTTGCAACTGGAGAAGTATGTAGATTATGACAAGATGTTCTTTAAGACATTCCTTAGCCCACTAGAACCCATACTGGATGCGGTGGGGTGGACTGCGGAACCAACTTCGTCATTAGATGATTTTTTCTCTTGACTTTAGTTGATGACTGTGGTATTATAACACCATGAGATATTCACTTACAATATTCAAAAACACGTTTGACAACCAGACCCATCGGGGAATGGAGGTTGAATCGTGGGAGAAGTTTGAAGAACTATTATATCATATGTTTGATAAGGAGGGTAGAAAAGGTGGTCGAGATTCTTCTGTGCTTATTAGTCCTGCTCGTTATTTTCCCGATACTACGAGGTCTAATAAGAATGTTGATTTATGGGGCGGTTGGGCTGCTCTTGATGTGGATGATTATGTACTACGTCCTGATTCCAACCTCAATCCTAGTGACAGCTTAAAGGAACAACTTGCGGAGAAGTATGGTCGATTTCATTATGTATGTTATAATACTGCATCATCGACCCATGAGAAACCCAAGTTCAGACTGGTCTTTCCCCTGACCCGACAGGTAAAGAGTAAAGACCTTCCGCACTTCTGGTTCTCTATGAACAAACAGTTTGATGGACTGGGTGACAAACAGACCAAGGATATTTCGAGAATGTACTACGTTCCCGCACAATATCCTGATGCATATAGTTTCGTCTTTGTCAACAAGGGTGTACATCTTGACCCTGATATGTTGATGAACAAACATTCATATGTCGAACCTACTGGTAAAACATTTATAGAGAGGTTACCGCCTGAGATGCAACAAGCCGTAATACAGTATCGCAAAGATGCGCTGGAGATGACCGATGTGTCTTGGACATCCTATCGTGATTGTCCATTCTTCCCTAAACGAATGGCGGTGGAATATCAGACTATCAGTGAGACTGGTTGGTACAGTAAGATGTATTCCATAATGATTGCGACTGCGGGTAATGCGTACAAGAGAGGTTATCCTATCTCTGCCATTCAGATTGCACAGATGTGTTCGGAGTTGGATATTGAGACTGGTAACTGGTACAAGAATCGTCCCTTGGATAAGGAAGCAGACCGTGCATTAGAGTATATCTATCGCAATGGTTAATCAAAGTCTATATAATACAGGACTAATTACGGAGTAAGTATGAAAATATTGATAACAGGTGCCGCAGGGTTTATTGGTAGTCACGTTGCGGACAATTTGTTGGAGGATGGTTTTGATGTTGTTGGTGTTGACAACTACAATAACTATTATGACCCAACAATAAAACATGATAGAGTTGAATACTTTGGTCATAGGGTTATTCCTTGTGATCTAAAAGACTTTGATGACTTGGATGAGGTGTTTAACAAGGAATTACCTGATATCGTCATCCACCTTGCTGCACGTGCGGGTGTGCGTGATTCGGTTGGTAATGAACAACTGTATCACCAAGACAATATTATTGCAACACAGAATCTTATTCAAGTATGTAAGATGTATAAGGTTGCAAAGGTTGTCTATGCATCTACCAGTTCGGTCTATGGTGGTACACCTATCCCCAAGACTGGTTGGACAGAAGATGAGGTTACTGGTCACCAGTTGAACCCATATGCATATACCAAGTACTGTAACGAATGTCAGTTCAAAATCTCTGGTCTAAACAATGTGGGACTGAGATTCTTTACTGTCTATGGGCCATGGGGAAGACCTGACATGGCACTATATCAATTCACCGATAAACTAAAACGTGGCGCTCCAATCGAGGCGTTTAACTATGGTAATATGAAACGAGACTTTACCTATATCGGTGATATTGTGGAAGGTATCAAACTCGCACTGTTCTCTGATATTGAACCAAATGAGATATTCAATATCGGTAGAGGTAAACAGGTAGAGTTGATGCACTTTATCGATTGTATAAGTAGTGAACTAAATGTGGAACCACAGATACTTCTTGCACCTAGACATCCAGCGGATACTCTAGAGACTTGGAGTGACACATCTAAGTTGAAAAAGTTGGGTTATGAACCCATAGTTAATATCGAACAGGGGGTATCTGCCTTTGTGAGATGGTTCAAAGAATATTACGGAGTAAAATGATGAGTGATGTAGAAGAAGTTGGGGGAGAATTGGAACAACCAAGAGCTCCAGAAAAGATGCGAATTGGTATTGTGGGACATGGATTTGTTGGGGGTGCGGTAGACTATGCGTTTACTCATCCAGACATTGAGAAGTTTTATGTAGACCCCAAACATGGTACTACTATTGATGAACTGGTGGAGTGGCAACCTCATGTGTCGTTTATTTGTGCCCCAACACCTATGTCTGATGAGGGGTTTGTTGATGCTTCCATCGTAGAAGATGCAGTTCTGAAACTGTTGGAACATACCAAAGGTGGTGTTGTTGTCAAATCAACAATTACACCAGATGTTGTTGATCGTTTATTCTCTTCTGTGTTTGAAGAAGATGTTAAACGTTTGACTATCAATCCTGAGTTCCTGACCGAGTCGAATGCGAAAGAACAGTTTGTGAATGCACCTTATCATGTAATTGGTGGTCATCCTGATTCGTGTCGTGGTCTTGCCGAACTTTATGACATATACAGTCTATGTGTCGCAGATGACTTCTTGTTCTGTAGTGGGACAGAGGCCGCATTTATCAAGTATGGTGTGAACTCATATCTTGCAACTAAGGTGACCTTCTTTAATCAGTTATATGATGCGGTTGACAAGTTTGGTTGTAACTTCCCTACGGTTGCAAATGCAATTGGTAGAGATAAGAGAATCGGTGTAGGTCATACACGAGTGCCTGGCTATGATGGTAAACGTGGATTTGGTGGTGCGTGTTTCCCTAAAGACACAAAAGCATTTACTTTGTTTGATACAGACTTGACTTTAATTGAGAAGTGTGTTAATATAAACAATGATTACAGAAAACAATATGAACTAGATGAACGTGAGGAATCAAATAATGTCAAGTATAATGGACAAACTGAAGAAGAACAGCAAGATCAAGACAACGGAAGTGTTG